GACATTTTTTTTGTCCATTTTTCAAAAGTTAAAATACTTTTACCAAAATTAATAAAAAAATCGATACTACTTGTGAAGGGACTAAAAAACCCAATTTTTTTCACAAATTCCCAAATCCCCCTTCATTATGTAGTATCCGGTCTTTAAGTAGGTTATAAAATAATAAATTATGTAAACTTATTTTCTATTTTATTTAAAAGTTCATCGCCATATATGAGATTGCCTGATGGTTTATATGAATTAATAGGAGTATATTCTTTCTTTGGTTTTCCTTTTTGTTCACCTTCTTGCCCTCTATTTGTTAAATAGTCATTCGGATTAGTTGGTTCATTGTTTGTTATTTGATCTCCAATTTCTTCTTGATTTTCCTCTATTTTTCTTCCAAATTCATCTATTGATACTCCCGTTTTTTTCTTTAATTCGGTTCTTACGTAAGACGGAATAAAATGTATCCATGATATAAATAATAAATTCGGATGAATATATCGAACATTAAAACCATTTGTTTTCAATTTATCGATTAAGTATGCAATACATGCGCCTTGGTCATATCTAGGAACGCCTATTATTGTTTCTGGAACTAAAAACCAACAAAATTGTTCAGTAGTTTTTTGTCTCGAAACAGTCCTAATTCGCACATGAATACGATTAAGTATTTTATTAAATAGAGATAATTTATTTAAATCTTGTTGACGTTTTTTTTCATACAAGTCATCTATGTTAATTTTTTCTGAAAAATCATTTATGTTTTCTAATGTAAAAATATTAGCCATTTAAAGTTATTTCAGAAAAAAACTTATTAAAGTAAATGTATTTATATTTAATAATATGACTTTTAAACATTTAGTTATATCAGGAGGTGGACCAATATTAATTCAAATTTTAGCAGCGATTCAACATTTAGAAAAAAATAATATTTTGAATTTAAATGAAATAGAAAGTATTTATGGAACATCATCAGGAGCAATTATGGGAACATTAATTTGTTTAAAATATGACTGGGAAACTATCAATGATTATATCATTAAAAGACCATGGCATGACGTTTTCCCTATTAAAATTCAAAATATATTTGAATCATATAACACAAAGGGTCTCTTTGACATTAAAACAATTGAAAAATGTTTCAAACCATTGTTAGACGCTAAAGATATTCCGATGGACATCAATTTAAATGATTTTTATAAATTATCCAATATAGAGTTACACTTTTTTACATTTGATGTGAATGAATATAAAATTCAAGATATATCATATGTTACTCATCCCGAGTTAACTCTTATGAAAGCGCTTCAAATGACTTGTGCGTTGCCTATATTAGTAAAACCGGTATGCGTGGATGAAAAATGCTATATAGATGGTGGATTAGCTTGTAATTATCCATTAAATTATTGTATTCAATCCGGCAAAAATCCTGACGAAATATTAGGTTTTAAAAATAAATACAATAGTGATAAATCTAATATTAATGAAGAATCAACATTATTAGATTTTATATTAACCTTTTTGTTTAAAGCTCTATTTAGTGTTAATACAGATAAAGAGCAGTTACCGATTAAAAATGAATTAATATGTAATACGGAATATATGTCTTTTGATACATTAAAAAACGCGATTACAAATACCGAAGTTAGACGTAGTTTATTTAATATCGGAATCCAAGACGCTACTAATTTTCTCTCTACATATAAATTAGATAACTGTGTTTAAAAATTGTTCTAGCGTATCTTTATTAGGTTTAGCGTCATATTCTATAACTTGTCCGTCTTTCAATAATTTTATTGTAGGATATCCTTCTACATTATATTTATTCATCATTTGTTCAGATTCACCTGACTCTTCAGAACAATTAATCTCTGTAAATACAACTCTATAACCATTTATCGTTTTATTTTCATATTCAGATTTAACATCATTCCATATAGGTTTAGCAGTTTTACAATGTGGACACCAATCAGCGTAAAAAAACAATACTTCAGCAGTTTTTCCTGTACCTGATGGGTCCTTTTCACGGTTTGGATAATATTTAGCGCTAGAACTTGAACTAGATGGTTTTACGTAATAATAATAATAGAATCCTCCTATTAGAGAAAATAAAAGTACAAGTATTATAACTAATACAGTTGTATTGTTTAAAAAATTTCCACCAACCTTGAATTTTGATAAAAACCCTGTATCTTCACCTAATGGAAGTTGTTGATTAAAATTAATATATTTTTCATTCATCATTTATATATATATTCCAAAAGAAATTAACATTCTGTTTTAACGAATACAATATAAAGATATATTAATATAACCTATATATATTAATATATGATATTTAGGACTAATATTGGTAAATTGATTGAAATAAATAAACATGACTATAAAAACGATTTATTGTATTTTAAAAAAATAATGGAAATAAAAAAAACACAATCTTTTGCTAAATTAGAAAAAACTTTTAATAACAAAAATAACTAACAATCCTATGAAAAACGTAAAAATATAACTACATATTATATTCATATTCAATTGACTTCTTATATTTTCTGAACCAACATTTTTACTTGCAATCCTTAATAAATCGGTTTGATAATTATTTAAATATATTGTATACAATAATAACATTAATATAACAAATTTCATTATTAAAGATGTCATAAAATAATTACTTAAGGGACTTAAAATAAAAAGTATTATTAAAAATATTGATAACGCTGAGCAACTACACACTTTTTTAGTCGATTCTGTAAATATCATTAAATTAAATGGTGTATCTGAATCCATATAATTTTATTATATTTTATTTTTATGTATAAATATATATAATAATGAAAACTCGTAAAAATAGGAATAATAATAACAAAACGAAAAAAAAATATGTATTTACAAAAAAAGATTATAATTCGGGTGATGGTATGTTAACGTCAGTTTGGGGAGCACCAACTTGGCACTTTCTTCATACAATGAGTTTTAATTATCCAGTTAATCCTACAGCAGAAGATAAAAAACATTATAAAGATTTTATATATAGTTTAAGATATGTATTGCCTTGTAAATATTGTAGGATGAATTTAAAAAATAATTTAAAACAAAAACCACTATTAAAATGTCATATGGAAAGCAGAGCAACATTCTCTCGTTATATCTATGAATTACATGAATTAGTTAATAAGATGTTAGGTAAAAAATCACATTTATCTTATTGTGATGTTAGAGAAAGATATGAACATTTTAGGTCAAGATGTAGTGAAGAAAAACCTAAAATATTTAAATTTAATAAAAGTACAACTAAAAAGAAGAGAGAAAAAGGATGTACAGAACCATTATATGGAAAAAAAGCGAAATGTGTTATAAATATAGTTCCACAGGAAGATAAAGTTGCCACATTTCAAATGGATAAAAAATGTATAAAAACTAGAGATGATTAAACATTAAAAATTTATAAAATGATTCCATGAATTGTTTCTATATTTTATACAAGATTTTATAATATCATCAGACTTATATATGCCTCTGCCGATTATCCAAAACATTCCACTTTTTTTACCGTCTTTATAAGTTTGGTCATGTTTATCGTAATTAGTATCTAAATTAATGCCTGGTGAAAATGTTAATGTGTGATATTTATTCATAATGTTAAAAACTTTTTCTTGACATATAACACCACATATATTTTCATCATTATTTTTAACAACAGAAATAGAATTGTTTAAATAATTTTCATCTATTAAATTGTTTTTTGTCGATAATTCAACAATACCGAGTAAACCTAATAAAGGGTATTTATCTTTAATACTTTCAAAAATACCTGGACCGGTAATAGTGTGACATGTGATTAAGTCTGCCCATTTGTTTATCTGATAGAGTCCGTCTAATTGTTGGATTACTATATTACCTATATCAGCGAACTTACCGTCTTCAATAATGTAAAAATCATATTGATTTTTCAAACGTATTAAATCATGAATAAAATAATTATCAAAATTATGTATAATATTGATGTGTAACTTTATTGCAATAATGTAATTACCTATGTTATGAATAAGTTTTATAATCTCGTTTTTACAAGTAAGATCACAAGCAACGATAAGATTACTTTTTTTAGTTAAAGTTTTTTTATACATTTTATCAGATATTATATTTTTAAAAAATAAACTATTATTTAATTCAAACGAAGTTAAATATTCATTGATATCATCCATAGTGAAGAGAGAAAAAATAGAATAATTTTCAAAATTATCTGAACAAACTTTTCGTCTATCCATTAATACAAATATTTTTTTTAAATTAATATTATTATCCTTAACAATAGTTAGTTTTTCTTTAATTGATGAACCAGTTGTTATAACATCTTCGATAAGCAATAAATTTCCTGATGATTCATATATTCCTTCGATAATTTTTTGTGTGCCATGATTTTTAATACCATTACGCATAAAGATTTGTGGAATACTTTTTTTAAAAGATATAAAATTGGCCAACGGTAAACCGCCAAATTCAACGCCACAAATGTATTGAATATCTGTCAATAAATCGGGTAATTTACTCGTAATATATTCAAATACTAATTCATAAATTGAAGGATAACTAATGATAGTTCTTAAATCAAAATATATATTTGATTTCTCTCCAGATTTTAATGTAAAATCTCCCAATTTAATTGCTTCAATAAGAAAAAGTTTAGATATGATAATATTTTTTAAATATTCCTTCATTATTATATGAATATTTAAAAAAGTATTTTTAAATTATTGTATTGACATAAATATATATGATTATATAGAGAGAAAATAACTATTAGTATTTACGTGTTTTTCTTTTTATATGTAGTTTTTTCTTTTTAATAGTTTTTCTTTTTTTAATAGTTTTTTTATTTTTTTTAAATGTCTTTTTGTTTTTAATTTTATTTTTATTTTTAACAGTTTTATTATTAAAACCTCCTGTTATCATTTTATCTGATTCTTCGCTACAAGGATTAATCGTATTATTTTTTGTGAAAATAAAAGCTCTAGTTTCAGATGACATACCGCCATACGCTTTTGAATTAATTTGGTCTTCTCTTCCATTTACAAGCATAAATATGAAACGGCATGAAGATGGTCGATCTGCAGCGCAAAAAAATCTGGTTTGTTCACCATCTTCATTAAATGGTAAAACAGAAGTTCCACATTCATATTTATCAACATAACCACCATTTTTACATACTGCATTTATTTCTTGAAATATATCTCCAATTCCTTTTTGTAAAATATTTGAAAATATTAAATTAAATATATTCATATTATTGAGAACCTTATCATCAACAATTAAATTTAATTCAGAATCATATTTAACATCTGGAATATTAATGGTTATGTCGTCTCTTTTCACGTTATCAGTAGCAATATTAAATAAATTTTCAAGAATTTTACCGTCTAAAAAAATCTGGTCTCTTACATCTATTTCTTGTTTCACAATAAAATTAGTAATTGATTTTAAAGTTCTATTTAAAACACTATGAGCTATAAGAGGAGAATTTTTATCTTTTATATTTAAATCTAATTTAGATGTGATTTTAATTAAAGGCAATTGTATATTTAATTTTAAATTTATATCTCCTACAGTTTTATCACTTAAATTTAATAACCCATTGTAATAATAGTTTTTATCACTTTCTTTACATATCAACTGAAAATTCATGTCACCTCTCTCAAAATTATTATGTTTACTAGCACTTGAATAGGAACAACTTATCATTCCATCAATAATAGATGAATACGGACATAATACTTTTTTTGATAAATTTTTTCCAATAGTTTTAAAAGAACCAGCGTTATTTATTACATAATTCTTTTCAAGTTTATCACAACTATATTTAGTTTCTTTAAATTCAAATTTTTCTGAATATTTATTTATGACAAAATTTAAAAGAAAGTTATCATAATCGTTAGATAATCCACAATTATTATTATCAATATCTTCAATATTATAAATATTTATTCTCTCTAATGGTTCTATATTTTTAATTACTTCAGATAAATCATAATCTTTATTTTTATTTAAAATTTCTTTTTCTGGATCAATACAATATATTACAGAATTTAAAATATTAATTTGGTTTTTTAAATCACTCATATTTTCAGTAGAACTATATAGTGTTTTTATTAATTCATTACTTATATTTAAATTTCCTGCTTTGTCAAAGCATTCTGTCAAGTATAGTGCTCCTTTAATAATAAAATACGCAAACTTTTGTTTAACATCGTAATTAAATGTATATGTTTTTACTTTAGTTTTTTTTGGTTGATTTAATAAATATAATTCTTTATAAGGTTTTAATAGTTCCCCTAAGTTAAATTTAATTTCAGAAATAAAATAATTTTTAGATTCACTTTCATTTTGTTTTATTTTATTAAAAAATTTGTTATTTCTGTTTAATGTAGGGATTAATTTAGTCCC